CTGAAATTACTGTCCCGCCGAGGTTCTGATATGCGTGCAGGACCCTTGCGGCATCGTTGCACTTTGTTGCAGTTCACCGCCGAACCGGACGGCATGGGGGGGCAGAAAGCAGCCGCCTGGGTAGAGGTCGGAAAAGTGTGGGCGGAAATCACATTGCCGACTGGGCGCACCTCCAACGTAGCGAATCAGGTGGTGGGCCTTGTCACGGCGGAAATTCGTATCCGATATCGCTCGAACGTCGTAGAGGGTCTTCGCATTGTCTTCGGCACAACCACGCACTTAATCGAAGCGGCACTGCCGGACAACGAAAAGTCCATGCTTCGACTCCTGTGCTCAATCGTTCCAATTTTGTGAGGAATCACTATGAAAGTTAAAGCCTTGGCCAATTTATCCGGTCGTCCGGGAGATCGTGACGCTGGAGACACCTTTGAAATCGACGACGTGGCCTACGTCGAAGTGCTCGTCAGCGCCGGTCTTGTGGAGAAAGTTACGCCAGCGGCGAAGAAGGCTGCTGCAGCAACTGATGCACCTCCAAAGGCATAACCATGGCGGCCCGTCGGTCACGCCTTCAGGGTGATTTCAAGCTTCGCAAAACCCTGCGCAATCTTCACCAGACGCTGGATAACGAAATCAAGCCAGCAATGCAGGCCTGTGCTGATCTGGTCTTGGCCAGCCAGAAAAGCCGTATTCCTCGTGACACGGGTGCTGCCGCCGCAGCACTAACGGCCTTTGTCAGTAAGTCAGGACTGGATGCGCAGATTGGTCTGCGCGGAAAGAAAAACAATCGCCGGTATTTCTATCTGCGCTTCGTTGAGTATGGAACCAAGGGCTACAGCGGCGCGCTTTACCGCCGCGCTGATAAGGATGCGGTCGGCGGTGAGCACACCAACAATCGCGACAAGTCAAAGCTCAGTGGTCGGCGCAATGGCATCCGGGCGCGCGAGACCAAGGTAAAAACAGATGGTGCGCACTTCTTCGGTAAATATCCGGACATTCCGGCGCGTGCCGCGCATCCCTGGCTCCGGCCTTCGTTCGACGTGAATCGGGAAACGATTCTGCTGAATATGTCGCATGCCGTGAGCAACACGTTGGCACGCGCGGCCGAGGAGCTTCGAAGTGGCTGATCCCTCATTGGCGCTGCAGCAAGCGTTGTTTGAAAGGTTGTCTGCGGTTCTGCCGGTGCCGGTGTACGACTCGGTTCCGGATGGCACGCCTTATCCCTACGTCACCCTTGATTATGAAGACGTGACCAACAGCACGCCGGTGTCAGGTCGGCAGCGTGATACGCGGCTGTGGTACCTGACGGTGTGGTCAGACTATGCCGGCCAGGCGCAGGTCAAGGAAATCAATGCGGCGATTCGCGCCGCGCTGGATCGCCACCAGTTTGTGCTCAGCACCGGCACTGCTGACCCGGTGCGTGTGCTGCGCACCGAAACGAATCGCGAGCCAGACGGCCGCACCTACACCGGTGCGGTCACGCTTCGCATCATCACCCAACACTGATACCCGCCGCATTGCGGCTTTATCCATGTCCTATGGAGGACTAGCTATGAGCGTTAATACCAATGCCGGCACGATGTTTTTTATCGGCCTGCGCCTGCTGGCCGACTTGCCCAAGGACGCCGAAGCGGCCCTGGCAGTGCTGACAGCAAGCACCTACGTCGAAATTGGCGAAATCGAGAACATCGGTGATTACGGCGATGAAATCGGCGACGTGAACTTTTCCGGTGTGCGTGATGGCAGGACCCGCCACCTGAAAGGTTTGGCTGATGCCGGCAGCATGGACCTGACCATCGGTTTTGATAAAAGCGACGTCGGCCAAATCAAGTTGGTGGCCGCGCAGAAAGACCGCTCGCGTTTTGACTACCCGATCAAGATCGTCTACCTGGACGGCGTGACGGACTACTTCGCCGGCAAGGTCATGAGCGTGAAGAAACAACCGGGCGGCGCCGAGGACATCGTGAAGCGCTCGACCTCCATCGGGATCAACTCGGAAATTTACGAGACTGAAACCCCGGTCACGCCGTAAGCGTTACGCGTAACGGACCTGCATCAACGGCGCACCTGCCAGGGTGCGCCGCTTCATTCCCTGCATTGAATTTTGGAAATCATCACCATGAGCAAGACTTCCCACGGCGTGACCAAAGTAACTCTCGGCGACGACGAATTGACCCTGTCGGCCACCCTCAAAAACGTCCGTTCGATCGAGCAACGTTTCGGCGGCCTGGCCCCGGCTCTGCATGAGCTGACCCACAAAATCAACCTGAACTCGCTGGCCACCGTGATCCTTATCGGCTCGGGCAGGGACTACAAGTCTAAAGATATCGCGGCGATGGAAGAGCAGATTTACGAAGCCGGTATCAACAAGGTCAACCCTCAGGTGGTGCCGTACCTGGTGGCGCTGCTCAACCCGAGCGGCAAGTCCGAGGAAGAGCTGGCCGAAGCCGCTGAAGCCGCTGACAAGGCCGAGTCGGGAAACGAATAAAGCGTTCCAGTAACGGCAGTTATGTGGACGAGCTGTATCGCATTGCCACCGGCTGGCTGGGCTGGCCGCCCTGTCATGCGTGGGATGCGACGGTGACGGAAATCCTGCTGTCCTGGGACGCCAAGATTGAATTCCTGGACATGACCAATCCCAAGCCGCCGCCGGAGAAACCGCCGGATAAACAGGCCTTGGCGCGGGATATCCGCGTGGGTCTGCGCGCTGCCGCACTGAATCGCAAACAGGCCTGACCCATGGCTGCACAACAGAATCCCGCTTCGGCGGGTTTTTTTGGGCTGGAGAAACTAGAAATGGCTGACGCTGACGTACAAGGCCTGTTGATTCGCATCGAAGCGACCACGGCGCAGCTGCGCCAGGAAATGGCTAAAGCTGAAACCACGGTCGCCCAGACCACGGGCAAGATCGGCAATAACCTGGGCCAGGTCGATGCCGCGTTTGATCGCACCGGCACCAATGCCAGCGTGATGCAGCGCGCCGTCAGTGCGGCGATAACCGGGGTCGGGGTCGCGTCCCTCGCGGCCGTGGCGGGCTTGGCGGCCATCACCAGCAAAACGGCGGATTACGCCTTTGAAGTGCGCAACCTGGCGGCGTTGTCAAACACCTCGGTGACCGACTTCCAACGCCTGGCCGTGGGCGCCAAAACCGTGGGGGTCGAACAGGAAAAGCTCTCTGACATCCTCAAGGACACTACCGACCGCGTGGGCGAGTTTGTCCAGCGTGGTGGCGGCGAAATGGCCGACTTCTTCAAGGAGATTGCGCCTCGGGTCGGCGTCACCGCCCAGATGTTTGCCAACCTGTCCGGGCCGGATGCGCTCCAGCTGTATTACACCTCGTTGCAAAAAGCCGGGCTGAGCCAGGCGCAAGTCACCACCTACATGGAAGCCATGGCGGACGAAGCCACCGCGCTGATTCCGCTGCTGAAAAACAACGGTGAAGGCTTCAAGACGTTTGGTGATCAGGCCGAGCGCACCGGCAAAATCCTGACCGGCTTTCAGATCAACCGCCTGGTGGAAGTTCGCCAGCAGATCAAGAATCTGGAAACCTCGGCCGAAGGCGCGGCCAACCAATTGGTCATGGGCATGCTGCCCGGGATCGAGAGCGTCACCCAGCGCCTGACCACCATGGGCAATAACGGCGCCCTGGAACTGATTGGTTCGGGGATTGGCTTTCTGGTCGACCACCTCAACATTGTCGCCGCGCTGTTGGGCGGCAAGGTGGCGGCCAGCTTCCTGACCTACACCCAGCAGGTATTGGCCGGTGCTGTCGCCTCGACCGGAGCGCGTAACGCCAATATCGCCCAGGCAACTAGCGCGGTCCAAGTGGCGCTGGCCAACCAGACCGCCGCGACGTCGGCCACCATCCGCGCCGAACGTGAAGCCGTCGCCGCGCGTGGGACCGCCGTACAGACGCAAATGTCCATTGCCCTGGCTCAGGCGCGCATGGCTGAGCGCGCCGCCACGGAAGCCGTCACGGTCGCCCAGACCGGGCTTAAAACGGTGTCGACCGGTTTGATTGGGTTGTTGGGCGGTCCGGTCGGCATTGCGGCGCTGGCGGTCAGTGTCGGCATTGCGTTTTTGACCATGCGCGACAGCACCGAAAAAGTGATCAGCAGCCTGGATGCCATGCATCGGCCGTTGGAACAGATTCGCGAAGACTTCAAAAAGCTGACCCAGGACCAGCAGCAAGCTGAGCTGGTCAAAATCATTCGCGAGCAGGGCGCGGCGTCCGATCAGGCGAACGCCTCGTACGGGGATTTTCTCAAAACCTTGCGGCAAAGGGTCGGTTCGGACCTGGGCCTGCGCCTGGCGCCGGAGTTTGACGCGGCGCGGGCATCCGGCCAGCAGCTGACGGGCGTGCTCGATGACGTGGCCAAGCGTTTTCGCTTGCCACCTGAGGCGCTGGATTCGCTGAAAGCAGCGGCCGGCAACCTGGCCACGGCGGACGTGGCCACCAACAAGCTGTCGACCACTATCAAGGCGCTGACGGCGGACACCAAAACCGGCACCGTGGCCACCGATGAAGGGGCAGTGGCGCGCAACACGGCGACAAAAGCCGGTGACGAATACCTTAAGACGCTGGATAAGCAACTCGCCACCCTGCAAGACAAAACGGCGATCGAGGCAGCCGAACGGCTGATCACCGAAAGCAAGATCGACACCGAAAGCAAATTGGCGGCGCAGATCCGCGAACGCGCCAAGGCGATCGACAACCAGAAAGAAGCCGACAAGGCCGCGACCGAGGCGACCAAGGCCGGTACCGGGGTGGCGCGGGAAGCGGCGACCGAGGCCAAAAGCCGCGACAAAGCGCTGACCGACCTGACCGACAAAACCAAGATCGAAACCGCCGCGGCGAATGCCCTGGCCACGGCGTATTTCGCCGGCGCCGACAAGCTGCGCCAGTACACCTTGGAACAGAAGGTTGAAGAGGCACTGTTAAAAACCGGCGCCGGGGCGCGCGCCGAGGTCACCCAGGCGATTGAAGGCGAGCAGGCCGCGCGCGATCGGCAGGATTTGGGCAAAGCTTATCTGGACCTGAAAAAGGAAACCGAGCAGCTGCTGGCCCAGGCCACCGCCACGCTGGCGGGTACCGACGCACTCAACGCGTACAACGATGAAAAATCGGTGGCGGCGATTCTGGCCGGGAAAAGCGCCGATGCGTATGGCGTGGAAGTGGCGGCGATCCGCGAAGTTGTCAAGGCCAACCGGGACGCGGCCAAGGCCATGGAACTGGCCGGCAAGGTCGAAGGCATCACTGACCGTCTGTTGCCGGCGTCCAAACTGTTGCGCGACTACACGGCCGACCAAGACGCGCTCAACGCGGCCATGGACCGCTACCCGGAAAAGGCCGGGCTGTATCAAGACGCCCTGGTTAAGTTGGGGCAGGAGTACGAAAACAACCAAGCCCAGATGACCATCTGGGGGCGCCTGACCGAGGGTGCGCTGGATCGCATCGACTCGGCGTTTGCCGATGCCTGGAAAGATATCGGCAGTGGCTTCGAAGGCTTCGCCGACAGCCTCACGGAAGGCTTCAAACAGCTGCTGGCTGAGCTGGCCCATGAGGCCATCACCAAGCCGATTATGATCTCGTTTGCGAATTCGATCCTTGGCACGAACAAGGCCGGCGGGATCAGTGATGTGTTCGGCTCGCTGCTGGGTTCCTCGGCTTCGTCGTCTTCGGGCGGCAGCACGTCCAGCCTGGGCGGCCTGGCTTCGATCGGTAAAAACCTGTACTCGATCTATAACGCGCTCACTGGCGTGGTTCCCGACATTGTGGCGGGTTATGCGTCGGGCGGTGTGCCGGGTGCTATCTCGGGTGGCGTGG